TTTTTACTTCATCAAGTAAAGCCATTAACATCACCGCCTAAATAACAAAATATTCTGATTTAATCGCTGGTTTTACCTCATCCACGCCGCCGCTAAACAATACCTGGCTTTCTAAAACAGCCATAACTCCAGCTGTATCATCTACAACAGTGAACGGCGCGCCCTCGATTGCTTCAATGGCAGCTTTAACTTCTGCCGCCGTCGCATCAACAGCAGGCTCGGCTCCACCTTCGATATCCACCGCTGCAATCGGCGTGTTGTGCACGCCTGAACCATCAGTTGAGGCCGCAATAAACAACGCGTTGAAATATACGTTGTCGTTTAGCGCGTTTACAATGTTTGCAACTGTGTTTTCGGTATCGTCGGGGTCTCCGTTTTCGTCCGTTCCCAGCGATATAGTAATTAATCCGGTATCGGGGTTCATCCCGACGGCCAGAGGAAGGTTGTTGCCCGATTGAATTTGCATATCAATCGAATAACCCTCGATTGGCTCCGCCACTTTCGCCAGAATGACTATACCGTTTGTGCCTACGGTTCCGATTGTTGCAGTTGCTTTGGCTCCTGCGCCTGTTCCGAGTGTGATTGTCAAAACGCCCTCGTCAAACGATGCTTCTGTAGACGCGTTTGCTCCTTCGCCTTTAACGACGACAACTTTGTAATCATTGGCATAGGTTCCGGCAGGGTCGGCTGTTATTGTCACCTTGCCTCCTGCGGCTGAAGTATTGTCGAGAACAGCTGTTGCTGCAACTGCAGAAACAAGCGCGTCAAAGGTAAAGGTATCAACAGTATGAGATGTTATTTTTCGCACATATTCAATGCCTTCAACTATAATTTTTATAAGCTTATCCTTAAATAAATCAGTACTCATATTTTTTTTATCATCAACTAAAGTGGTAGTAGTTCCGCCGGAAGCCCTGCCCGATAGGATAGAACCCTCTATCACTTTTACTTGCCACAGATTCATTTTTTCGCACCTCTTTTCTTTGTCGTGCTTTTTGTTTTAGTTTCTTCGGCAACCTCTGCAACCATTTTACAGGTTGAATTTATCTCTGAGAAACGCTCCTTAGATATTATGAAGGTGTCACCCCTTTCACGGATAACACCTTCTTTTTTATCGTTAAAGCGTTGTATCACTCTAACCTTCATAGCATTACACTATCGGTGTATAATCAACTACCAGTACATAAACCTCGGCTTCAGCGTTAATTGATGATGTAACAACTATCACGTTTTGTCCTGCTATAAGGGTAATCTTATATGTTCCGTCTAATTCTGCGTTAACAGCAATACCATTTAATTTAACTGCAGTTGTTGCAGCTGCATCTTTCGGAGTTACTGTAAGCACTGCAAGATTATTGTCACCTGCGGCAACCTTATCTGCTACTGCTGCACTATAGTAACGGATGTTTTCGTTAAATACGCCGATGTTTACTGCTGCTGTCAATTCGTCTGTCATTTCAATGCCGGAAAGACGAGCGTCAGCATAATCGGTAACTCTTACTATTGGATATGTCTGTTGCAATCCGCTAATATCCAGTCTCTTGAATGATACACTGTCTAATGGCTTTCCATCTCCATAAAGTTTAGTCAGATAATATCTGTCGTCTTCGAGGAATTTGTAATGGTCAGAATACTCAATCTTTCCACCTTTACCTGTCCCAAGTCCAAAGAAGTATCTTTCACCAAGGCCGATTATTGCTTCGCCTTGAGTTACATACGCAGAGCGAATTACAGTTGTCGGGAATGGGAATATATCATTAACCCATACACCATTAACCATTACAGTTGTAGCGGGCATTAATTTTGTAAAGTAATCTACAGGGTTAACTATAAATAGCACTCTATCTATATTACGATTTAACAAATTAGGACCTACTGCTAATCCTGCGATTATTCCGCCGTAAGTTGCAGGGTCTATTTCGCCTAAAGGTACAGGAACTAATAAAGGATACCCATTTTGCGGATGCAAAACTCCGTTAGGGTCTCTTCTCATCCCTACAGGTTCAGCTAATCCGTTACCGTCAATTATAGCTTTTTCAAGTCCGTTTGCTATAGCTTCTGCTAATATAGTTCTTACGTATCTGTCAATCCAAATAGGCCCGATTTCAAGCATTGCTTTACAAATTGGAATATAAGCTGATAACTTCTTCTGTTTCAAATCAATAACTTGAGTGCCTGCTGTTAATTGTTTTACAACATCATCACATAACTGACCCCAAGTTGCTAAGTGCCTTCCATCACTATTAGAAATTAATATCTCTGTCAATATTCCTGTGTCTTGGAAGTTAATAGCATTTAATAAAGGATGTGTTTCTATTACATCTTCAAATATTGCGTCAATAACAGTTGTCGGCAAGGTTTCATCAATCAATGTAAGTGCTTGTTTCGGATTATTTGATTTCATTGCCTCAATAACTTTTTCATAATATTTAGTTTCTTGGGAAGTAAGCACCCTTGCTCCTCTTCCGGCTAAAATGTTGTTGTCTGAAGCCTGAACATAACCTTGAGCTTCAGCAATTACTGCTTCTTGCAGCATGTCGGTATATTCAGTAAATGCTGCTTGGAACGCTTCATCGTTCCCGTCTTTTATTGCCTGGTTAAGTTTGTTCATAATTTCGGCTTTTTGTAAAGCCAATAAATCTTTGTTTTTCATATCTTGTTGCTCCTCTCTTATTTTAAAATTGATAAAAATGTTTTTTGAATTTTGCTTTCTTTTGGTTCTGGTTCAGGCTCAGGGTCCACCGAGTTAATCGGTTCCGGTTCTAACTCTGGTTCCTTTAAACTTTGAGCTAATTCTCTGATTTGAGCCGCTAAGGCTCTGTTGTAATTCAATTGCTGTTCTAACGTCATATTAGCTTTCTGCAACATTTGCTTAGCCTCGGTTAAATCCGCTTCTCTGCTTAGTATTTCATCACAGAAGCCGTATTCTAAGCATTGCTGAGCTGTAAGCCATGTTTCAGTTTCTAACAATTCTTTCAATTTGTCCTCAGTTATTTTGCCATTAGACTTATCCAAATAAGCTTGTCTATTGCCTTCCATGATAGTGTCTAAATCATCAGCTGCTTTTCTTAATTGTCTGGCGTTGCCATATACAACATTCCATGCATCATGAATCATCATCATTGTATTACTAGGCATAATTACTTTGTCACCAGCCATAGCAATTACAGAGGCTACACTACAAGCAAAGCCATCTACATATACAACTTTTTCAGCCGGATGTCTTCTCAACTGGCTATATATAGCTGTTCCTTCAAACACACTACCCCCATACGAGTTGATGTATATGTTAATCTTTTTTGCATCAGGGTATTTGTTCAATTCTTCTCTGAAATGATTAGCAGATGTTTCACTTTCTACTAATTGCCATTCCCACCAATCAAAATAATCCCCTTCAACATCACCATAAATATACATATCTAAAGTGTCAGCTTCAGCGGATTGCTTTATTTGCCATATTCTTTTGATTTTATTTGTCACCTACTCACCTCCCTCTCCTTTATTAGATGTCTGACCACCTCCTAAGGAATTTAACAGTTCCTCAACTGTCGCATAATTCTTAGTGATGTAATGTTGCCAAGCCCACGGTTCGTCAATTACAGGCTCTCCTACAAGTTTTCTTATGTCATTAATGCAGAACGCACCGCTTGCTATAAGCTTGTCTATTGCAGTTGATACGCTTAGCAAATCAATATGTTTAATCGATTTACTATCAATTTCCAAGTAAGTTCCCTGACTAAAATTGCTATACCCTGTTCGCTTACGATTTATCTCTTCCTGAAGAGTGTCAATTAGAGGATCAACCGCAAACGTTAATAATACATCCACAACATTGTCGCCTATATTTGCTAAGTCACCTTTCAACAATACAGGCGGAATCCCATAGCTCCTAGCCGTAAAATCATATACGTCATCAATCATAGCCTTAATGTCTCTTGTACTTTCGCCGGCGTAAGTCTTTTTCTCATTCTCTTTCCACTCTTGCCCTCTACCCAAAGGTAATGCGGCATTATCACTGTTTAGCCACTTGCTGATTTTTTCATTAATCAGCTTATCAAAAGCTTCCCTTTCGGGCGTTCCGGCAACCGGGACTGTATCATATTTAAAAATTCCTTTTGTCCCCTTGGATTTTTGATATGCATTCATGCTGTATGTTATTAACTTTGCATAGCTGCCATATAGGCCATTTACAACATTTCGCATATTGACCTCATTTAGCTGAAAAAATAAAACCTCTGATTGTTTAAAGGTTTTATTGAATGTGAAGTCTTTGATTGTTACTTGGGTAAATGTGTCCTCATAGAGTGCATATTCCTTTTTTAAATAGCTATCAGCTACAATCAATTGTCCGCTTTGCTCTATGACCAGACATTCATTATGCCGGTAGAGCTGCGCTATTAATTTGTGTAGAAATGCGCTTGAATTTTGGTTTTTGTTTGGTTCTATGTTCCATAAATAGTATTCT